GGCTGATTGCAAGCGAATCTAATGGGGAATTACCTGACACAAAAACACTTTCATTTAGGCTTAGATTAGCAGAAACAAAAGTAAAACAAGCACTTACAGCTCTTAGTCATTGGTTGGTACAAGATGATGACAGCATGATATCAGAAGGATATCAAGATGACGCGCTAGAGAGAGAGAAGAGAGAGAGTAAGAGCGATACATTTATCGCACCGATACCAGACAATCTTTTAAAAGATTTTATGGTGATAAGAAAAGAGAAGAGAGTTGGCAAATTGACAGAGACTGCTTTCAAAGGAATAGAACAGGAAGCCATCAAAGCTGGCATAACTGCAATACAAGCTATTGAGTTGTGCTGCAAAAAGGGCTGGGCTGGATTCGATGCCTCATGGGATGGAGTTCCAAAACCTAAAACACCATCAAGGCTTGTTCTATGATTATCAAACCTAACAGCCTGCTAGAGAAAGTAACCGACCTATACGACAAGGGTTACGCTAAAGGCCACATAACCGGATGGCCTAGCCTTGATGAACACTTTACCGTGAAAGCTGGTGAATTTACTGTGGTAACTGGAATGCCTAGTCATGGTAAGTCAGAATGGCTTGATAATCTGTGTGTGAATATCGCCATGAAGCATGGGTACAGAATCGCGGTGTTCTCCCCTGAAAACCATCCGCTAGAGGTTCATTGTCGCAAGATTATTGAAAAGCTCATGCAACAGCCGTTCTTCGGCACTAATCGAATGACCAAGGTTGATATGCACGACTCGCTTGCGCTAATGTCCAGGCACTTCGCATTTATATGCCCTTCGGAAACTGAATTTACGCCCATAAACATCATCACAGAGGCCTTACCTTGGCTGGACATGACTAGGCATACGCGCCCCCTTGCTATGGTCATTGACCCTTGGAACGAAATGGATCACTACAGACCAGCAGGATTAAGCGAGACTGAGTACATATCACGGGTGCTGACTGAACTACGCCGCGCAGCTAGGGATTATAACTTTCACCTATTTCTCGTCGCGCACCCGATGAAAATGCAAAAGGACAAAGACGGGCATTATCCTGTACCACGCCCATACGACATAAGCGGATCGGCGCACTGGTACAACAAGGCTGATAATTGTATTTCAATCTGGCGCGATGTTGAAAGCTCAAACAACCTGACACAGATACATGTGCAAAAGGTTAGATTCAATTCTACTGGCACACCAGGAATGGTTGAATTTGTTTATAACCGTGAGAAATCTGTTTATACGGAACTATCTTACAGCGAATTATTACGATAGGAAAACCATGAAACCTACTGACCAGAAGATTAAATCCGACAAACGCAAAGCTGAGATAATCCGTATTCTCACATCCGGCGTTATGCACCTAAACGATATTCGTGCAAAGATGGCTGTGTGGGAGGAAAACCCCCCGTGGAATTTACTACGCTCCACGTTGTATAATATGTGCTGTGACGGAATCCTAATCCGAGAGGGTAAGAAGAATGACCAGAACTCCAAATATTCACTCGCCAGCCAGCAGCCTAAAATCGAGTTGCCGAAGATTAAGGGGCTAGGGAAGGCTAGGCGAATGTTGTGTGATGACCCCCGTAATATCGAGATTATGAAATCCACGCCTTTGCGGAAGCTGCCGAATAATACTGTTAGCGGTTCGAGCCTGAATATATAATGCAACCCTTTAACCTCTCTCCGCAGAACAAACAATATTTATTTGACAAAATAGATAAGCTTGACCCAACGCGCCAGTGGCAGGTTATAATACAGGAACGCCAAAGCAAGAGGTCAGTTATTCAGAATGAACGCCTATGGTCACTATATACAGCCCTTGGCGACCATCTAGGGGAATCCAAGGACAAAGTACACGAACTCATGGGCTACAAGTTCCTACGCTATCAAACAACGGTTGCAGGGGAATCGGTAGAACTGATAAAATCTACCACTAAGCTTACCACTAAAGATATGGCAGAATATCAGGAAAACATCGAGAACTGGGCTGCGCTGATAGGATTTATTTGGGAGTATCATCCATGATCTGGACTAAAGAATCCCCCTACACTCAAACCAGCGGAAGTTACACGATTTCCAAGTATCATCTTGGCGGCGGCGTGATAAAATATGTATGCTGGAAACTTGGCGAACGATTGGCGCAGAAGGATAGTTTTGAGGCGGCTAAGGATTATTGTGAGGAGCTGGAAAGGGTTGTATGAGCAAGTGTAAAATTTGCCGCGCTGAATATGAGCGTAAATACCTGACTCAATCAACGTGCGGTGCTGCTGAATGCAACCAGGAATTAAAGCGTCAGAAAGAGTTGAAGAAAGCCAGACGTGCGGAGTATACTGAACGGAAGGAAAAGTTAAAGACTTTATCGGATTATCACAAGGAAACTCAAATTGAATGTAACCGTTATATCCGAGAAAGAGATAAAAAAGATAGTTGCATCTCTTGTGGACGACATCATGAAGGACAGTGGCATGCAGGACATTATCGAAGCATCGGAGCAGCCCCCGAACTCCGTTATAATGAGGACAACATACACAAACAATGCGCTCCGTGTAACAATCATAAATCCGGAAACATTTTGGAATACAGAATTTCTCTCATCAGAAAAATAGGCGTAGAGCGCTTAGAATACCTTGAGGGATACCATGAGCCAGCCAAGTGGACAATAGACGAACTGATAGCGTTAAAAGCCCACTATCGGGCTAAACTGAAAGGATTGCAGAAGGTGTGATGTATTTATGTTTACACGGCTCGATGTTGATTCGAGTCATTGCTAATCGGAGAATGTTATGAGCGTAGTAATCGAAACTCTTGTCTATTGTGACTCATGCGGAGATAACGGTGATGGGGATGACCGCTCACTGAAAGCCGCGCAAATTAGAAAGGACCGCAAGTCTTTAGGCTGGATTCAGATAGGCCATAAAGACTACTGCGAAAAATGTGCGCACCAAGCCAGACTAAACAACAAGCTAATCATCTTGGCTAACAGTTTAATTCAGAAACATGGTTTTTCATAAGGAGTTTGAATAATGAATAAAACAATTTTAACAGTCTATATAGTCGCGCTCAATGGTGGCTTTGGGTTATGCCTTGGTTATATCCATGACGGTTTTTCTATAGGGCTGTATACATTTGCGACCTTAATCGCAGTATTACTTATGTCAATTATTAATTGGGATTAAGCCATGACATTAGCAATGAGCAAGGTCAGCATTGAGCCATATGAGCAATAAAAGGTTTGCTGTTGAAACTTATCTCATTTTCTGCTATCTTACACACTTGAGAGGTAGGCATAACCGGAAAGGCGCAATCTAGTGAGCGCTGTGCTGTAATCCCTCTCCAGTATTTATACGCATCAGGTCTGAACAATGGTTTAACGGATTGAGTTAGCTACTTAATCGAGGTCGGGAGATTGGCGAAAAGCTGATTGTAACCTTGGTAACCCGCATTGGATAGTTTTCTAGAAGCTATTTAGTCCTGATCCGTATGGGTACTAACTCATAACTAACAAAGGGGATAACAATAAAATCAAGCCTAGAAAAACACCAGCCAGTACCCAAGGAAGATCAACGTAAAATCACAGAGTCTCATAAGAAGCTAGCACACCAACGCGGCTTATTCATGTTAGAATACGATGATAAGAGATTGGACTGTTGGGAGCGGCAAACATTAATCAACTTGGGGAAGCGGATTTATGGGGGGTGAAAAATGAAAGCACCGTTATACTGCTTATTGTCCAAGCTAATTGGCATTAGTGGATTTGTTACTTTGGTAATTTATGGCCATCCTTGGCTAGGGCTTCTATGTCTAGGTACGTGTCCATCAATGTCGGATTCATATTTTAAATGAGAATGTCCAAAGAAGGTCTAGAATACCACCTAGACAACTGGGCACGTTACAGCCGTACAGGTAACAACTCTCAGCAAGCTAGAATATCCAGCTTCTACACTGGCTCTCACAACGCATCATGTGAGGATGGCTCAGAGATAATGAATGAGTCATGTGATCGGGATTCAGCCAAGGTAATGCAGACATTAGTAGACGGCCTAATCGACATTCAAAAGATGGCTATATACCACGAATGGCAACACGCAGTTTACACAATGCGAAACTTTGAACAGACATACCAGGATGCGCTTACGGAGCTTTCGATACCAGCGGGGCGCAGATTGGTATATGTGCTAAAAAGGAGAATGGCATGAATAAACTACCTGAATCGTTTGTTTCGAAAGGACTAGAGTTATCTAAAGATGCATTAATTTTTGGCATACCACTTTCCGAATTGACACATGACGAACTGTTGGCTACTTGCGCTCAAGGTTGGAACTCATATACTAATTCGCTAGAATCAAATATAAGAAACATGGAAATTATGCGATTGGCACTTGACACACACTAACAATCCATAGTATGCTGCGCACAGGTTGTAAAAGTCGTGCCCGTTAGATATGTAATACGCATGGAGATAGCCAAGAAGGAATATGGCAAGGGGGCTTTACAAAAGCCGCTTAACGACACGTTGACTTAGTGCGTGGTTGCCAAAATATATTAAGCTCAGTCTCCAGCCGTATTACCACAGAACATCCGTAGCACCCTCCCTCACCCGCTTCGGCGGGTATTTTTTTGCACCGAAAGGTTATCAATCATGATGGTAAGTCCGCGTACAATTCTAAAAGACCAGTTAGATGCTGTAAACGCATCATTGGTAGAAAATCCAGCAGTCATTGACCCGCGTTTAGCAACGCAAGCTGATTTGCAAGTACAAATTGCCAAGGCAGATAACTGGTTGGATATGGATATTGAAGCCATTAAAGCTGCGCTTGCAACTGATTGGAATGCAGTCAAGGAATTTGCTGCTAAATATCTGTAATGGAAGAACCAATAACACTGGACAACGCATCAGCTTTGCTTTGTCCGGTGAAAGGGGTAAGCCTTCCAGTGCTGCAAATCAAGAACCTTTTTGTTGAGCCAGAACACAGAAACAAAGGCCAAGCCTCAGCATTGATTACTTCAATAGCTTCTAAAGCTGACGATGCGCACTATGCATTGATAGTAAACCCAGACCCAGCGGAAGAGGAAGTCACCATAGAGAACCTGGTCAAGCTGTATGAACGCCACGGCTTCAAACATCTTCAAGATAAACCCGTTCTGTTATATGTAAGGATGCCAAATGTTAAGCTCGACTCGTAACTCCTTACCCGCAAGTAAATTTGGAATGCCTGGAGAACGTAAGTATCCAATGCCGGATAAAAGTCACGCCGTAAACGCAAAAGATCGCGCAACTCAAATGGTAAACAAAGGCAAGCTGTCACCATCGGAACGCACAAAGATAGATGCTAAGGCTAACAAAGTAATCAAGGGACGATCACTAGCTGATCTAGTCAAGTAAATTTAAACCGTACCTGAGCGTTTCAGGGTCGCAATAGCGAGGTGGGAAAATGGCAAGAGGAGAAGGAGCTGGAAG